TGTTCAAGAAGAATTAGAGAAAGTGGCATAGATGTCTGAGTTGTATAAGAGCTGGAAAGGAAAAGGAAAGAAGGTCGCTAAGACCTTCTCTCCGATGGTAGGGATGGTATATCAAGGACAAGATAAGTTCTTTGGAAAGATAGTAATAGGAATGTTAGTCGAGATGTTTGATCAGAACGATGAAGCAGTACTAAGAACAAAAGACAATAAATTAATCTCAGTAGATATTAAATCTTTAAAAGCAATCATATGTCATTAAATGTAGATCAAAGATTATCATTCACATCCTCTGAAGGAGTAGAAGTAATAGTAAGCCAATATGGAGGCAGTAAGATGGTTCAACTAACATTGAAAGATGTAGATGAGGATGGAAAGGCAGTAGCTCTTATCTCTTTCTTAAACAAAGATGAAGTAGTAGCCCTTATAAGTATGCTGGAAAAGATTTAATAAAGAGTTGCTATTCTGTAAAAGAGTTCTTATATTTAGGTATCAATAATTAAAACAAGATACATTATGACAAGAGAAGATTTTATTGCTGGAGTGGAGTTCGAGATTAGAGGCAATTACTTTAAGCTGGATGAGGATAAGAGATCTATTACAAAGGTCTTTAGAACATCTGATAGAAGTAGAGTAGTAATGGAGGACTATCATATGAATGTAGAAATGATAGGCAGGGTAAGGTTTGAATGCTACAGCTACATGATGGGTAGGAAAGTAGAAAGAAGAATTAGGTTTGAGGACCTAGAAGTTTTTAAAGGTTAGTCTTCGGACTAACTTTTTTTTTGACCGGTGGTCAAGGTGACGTCAAGGTGAGGTCAAGTTGAGAGAAGTTTGATAGTTAAGTTCCCTCAACGGGTAGCCACTCGGGTATTTGGGCCCACATAGAGTTGTATATTTCTGATGAAAATTGAGGTATGGGGGTATATATTTATATATACTATGTAGCTTTAAGAAAGATGTTGTTATGAGCCCAACCTACCTAACCTAGTCCCTCCGAAGAAGAATTACTGCTCAAGGTGTCCTCCTTCTTTAAGTTTGGTCTATATAGCTGCTAAACCCTAGCACGGTTACCACCTATACCCCTAACCTACCTCTTATGTTGTATTACTATGTGTTTGTTTCTTATATTTAATATAGAACATTTCCAGCAATTCTCCAACTACCCAAGGGATTTTTTCCGGACAATTTTTCGTTATACAAACATTATATATTTATATAAGATGAAGAAGCTTAATAGTAACGACCTTTTTGATATATTCTCCCAGGGGGATGAAGCTGTCTATAGAGAAAACCATGTAGAGGAGGTATTGGACAATTCCTTTGTATTATTCGGTATGGTGATAAGAGGGGTAGAGAATTATTTCATCATAGATAAGATCTATTCAAATAGATACGGAAAAGACTATGCCTCTATGTCCGATTCTATAAAACTAAAGTACTTTAACGGCCTTATTGGATACCTTGAGAGAATCAATCTATCACAGTCAGACACGGTTTTAGAACTTGTTGATGAATTCGGACCTCAAGCTATCAAATACGCCTTGGAAGAATTATTAGAATTCTATGAAGAGAGAGAGTATTACGAGAAATGTGCAATTATTTTTAAGTTTTACGACCTTTTCTTTAAGAAATAGTTGCTAGAAGTGACCTTTATTCGTATATTTAGGTATAGAAATCAATTAAACAAATAGGTTATGGAAAATTTAATTTTAAACATCGCAATTGGTTATTTCATTACAGGGGGGATTCTTTCAGTTATTACCGACATCTCTATAAGATTGATCAAGGTAAGCCCTCCATTCACATTCAAGGATGTAATCATTGTTGCCCTCATCTGGCCGACGGTTATATCTGTATTGGTAACGGATTACTTAAACGGAGATTTTTAATGATAGTAGATTACATGTTAACATACCTCGGTATAGGTGTTTTTATATACATTCTATCGGATATCTCCATTCGGGAGATGAAAACAAGTGAACCTTTTACTTTTATAGAGATAATATCATGTGTGTTATTCTGGCCTTTTGTAGTGTTTGCTTTTATAAGAGAATTTTTTAATGGAGATTATTAATTAAACAAATAAGTTATGTATAAAGACAAAATAAGTATGGGAGAGGCCATGTCTCTTGAATTATTAGGAGAGATTACAATTGTTGATGCTTCGCCAGAGTCTGCCACCCCTTTTGGAGAAAACGGAAAACAGTGGAAAGAAGCATTTATAAAACTACAATCCAAACACAGGCATATATCCCCAGATAAACTCCTTAACTTCCTTTCGGCAAAATACCTTATAGAGGTATCTGAAGGCATAGTGGATACAGATAGTAATACTTATTCCTGGAGATATTTCCATGGTATAGAGAATAGACAAATAAAAGAGAAATCTAAAGATAATATCGAGTATGTCTATATTCTGGTTAATCCGGGTTATCCTTCCTTGGTTAAGATAGGAATGACCATTAAGGAAGTTCATAGCAGAGTCACGTCAATTAACGCTACTGCGACAGTTGAGGAGTGGGTTCCAAAATTTGCTCTTCCGGTAGAGAAAGGTACTGCCTTTTATGTAGAACAGGCTGTTCACACTTTCTTTGCCCCTGTAAGGGTTTCTTCCGATCTTGGTTCTTCAAGAGAGTTTTTTACCCTAGATCCATTAACGGCTTTTGATAAGGTTCGTGAGGTAGGGGCAGTGTTTGCTATAGGAAATCCTATTACTTATTAAGGATTAACAGGAAATTAACAGAGGTTAGGCAAGGATATATAAAATCTTGCGCGGCGATTCTTCGAAAATAAATTAAAAAATAGTTGCCTCCTTTAGTTTTTCTTCTTATATTTAGGTGTAATCAAAAAGATATATTATGAAACAGTTTAAATTTTTATTTTTAGCATTAGTATCGTTATTTATTTTTAGCTGTACTCCTGATGAGATTCAACAAGATGTTTGTTTAAATGGGGATTGCGGTGTAGAATTCTGGATTGATACTCTAGGTCATCCTGGGACCTACCAAGACCCACAAGGGGTATGGCATATAAAACATGCTGATCTAGACTATTTTACTGTAAAAGGTCGTATAAATGAGTTGGATCCTCACTATGTTATAAATGGAGTTCCTTTAGTAGAAACAGGATTTGATTCTAATTTCTTCTATACTCTTGGAAATGTTATTTGGACTTACCCTACTTATTCTTTTCTAGGACTTTGGTCAAGTAGTCAGATGAACACACCAATTCCTTACGGAACTGCTTCTTATACATTTCCGCAACTAATAGGACAGACTACTATAATCAACCTAGCAGGGTATGAGATTCAACGTAATCCTCATGTTAATACAAATCACCCGGCTTACCAAGGATATTTCGCAACTTACAGCAAATACACGTATACTCCTCAGCAGAGCATGGTTTTCTTTGACGATTTTGAAGGGATGACAGCAACAATATATTTAGAGGTGACTTTAGGAGAAAATAAAAAAACTATTAACAAAGAGATAAAGATATCTTTTGAACCTTAATAGTTGTTTCCCAAAAAAAAAGTTCATACCTTACCTCTATAAGAAATTATCCCGGACTAAAAAAGGAATAAAAACTTAAAAAAATAGTAATTAATAAAAATAAACAAAATGAGAAACAAAGATTTATTCGAACAAAAGTTAGAAAGATTTGAAGCAGAAGTAAAAAATATGGGGTATAATATTCATAAAAATGAATTAGATGTTGCATATGGTTTGGTAGAGGTATTATTAGAGAAGATAGGTGATCTTAGAACTCTATTGAATACCGAACACCAAGACTAATGAATCTTTCGGCAGAACAAATAGAACGTAATTGGGATAAACATCTTAAAATCGTTGATACTTTTATAACAGGTGATCGTAAAGAGAAGTTAAAAGCTCTTTACCTTGACCTTGCCGATGAAATGGTTATGGCTCCTGCCTCCGGAAAGACTTTTTACCATAATGCTTTCCCGGGAGGGTATATTGACCATGTTAATCGTGTTGTTCATTGTGCTTTAAAAACTAAAGCATTATGGGAAGAGATGGGTACCTCTATAGATTTTACAGATGAAGAGTTAGTTTTTGCAGCTCTTAATCATGATTTAGGTAAAATAGGTTCTAAAGGAAAACCTAACTATATTCAACAAACAGATAAGTGGAGACAGGATAAATTAAATGAAATGTATACTCCTAATAAGGATTTAACTTTTATGCTTATTCAAGACCGTTCTCTTTTTACTCTACAGCAATATGGTATAGCTTTAACAGAAAGAGAATTCTTAGCTATTAAATTACATGATGGATTATATGATGATGTAAATAAGCCTTACTATATGTCTTTTAGTCCTGATGCTAAATTTAAAACTAATTTAGTCTATATTCTTCATAATGCAGACTTCCTAGCTTCTAAAATAGAATACGATAACTGGAAGTCCTTAGGAGGTTCTACGGAGAATAAGGCAGAGAAAACCAAAGCAAGTACAGGTAGAACAGTTAATGCTTCAGAGGGATTAATGAATTTAGTAAAAAATATTTAAAATGGAAATCTTATTAATAATATCAGCAATAGTAATTTTAGCACTAGCTTATATAACTTTCAACTTAAACCGTAAGGTAATTAAGCAAGAAGAGATCTTAGAATACCAAGTAGGTTACCTTAGAAATGTTTCGTACCTTATACAAGAATCAAAAATTTATGTTGAACAATTAGATGAGAAAGGTGCATTTAGAGCAGATGATGAAGTTGGAGTTTTCTTCAATTTTATGA